AAGAAGGTCTCAAAGAAACGGTGAAAGCTGTTGCAGAAGAACTGCAGATCAAACCCTCCATTATCAACAAAGCTATACGAATAGCACACAAAGACAATTGGAAATCTCACGAAGATGAGTGGAACGAAATTGAAATGATTCTAGGTGTCACTAAGCGTTTGCCTGAATGAATGAAATTCTAAGTGGAACATTCAACTGGATCAGAGAAGATTACAAAAGCGATCGATTTCGTTTTTGTCTTGAGGTCCTTGCTTGGGCTATATCTATTGGCTGTTCTATCACTATGGCCTTCACCGTGCCTACTCCTCCTCTTCTTGCCTTGTACCCAGCTTGGATTGCAGGTTGTGCTATATACGCTTGGTGTGCTTATAGTCGTCGTTCCTTTGGCATGCTGGCTAATTATATCTTGCTTACCACAATCGACGCAGTCGGACTTGTCCGAATGATAATTATTTAAATAAACAGTAGATGGTCGGCGTGGCCACAAACCGCACATTGGTATTTGCAAGCCCTAAATTGCATAGGAGAATAAATGAGTTACGTAGACGCTTTCTATGATCGCGACAATGACATCATCCGTGTGGTTGAACGTGATGACAAGGGTCAGAGACATTTTAAAGAATATCCAGCTAGGCATGTTTTTTATTATATAGATCCCCGAGGTAAATTTACATCTATCAAAGGCGAACCACTGAGCCGTGTTAGTTCAAAAAATGTCAAAGAACATCGCAAAGAACTAGCCATACACAGCAATAAAAAACTCTACGAAAGCGATATCAATCCCATATATCGTTGCCTCGAAGATCATTATCTCAACACTGACGCTCCTAAACTTAACGTAGCATTTTTCGATATCGAAGTAGACTTCGATCCAGAACGAGGCTATGCAAGTCCAGAAGATGCATTCATGCCTATCACTGCTATCGCTGTGTATCTACAATGGATGGAGACCATGATATGTTTGGCTATACCTCCTAAAACACTCAGCATGGCCGAAGCCAAGCGTCAGGTTGAAGACATGCCCAACACCATGTTATTTGAAACTGAATCAGAAATGCTAGACACATTTTTAGATATCATACAAGATGTTGATGTTCTCAGCGGTTGGAACTCAGAAGGCTTTGATATACCCTACACAGTGAATCGTGTGACAAAAGTCTTAAGCAAAGAGGATACACGCCGTTTCTGTCTATGGAATCAGTTTCCTAAAAAGCGAGAATACGAAAAGTATGGCAAAACTGCTGTAACCTATGACTTCATCGGTCGTGTACACCTCGACAGTCTTGAACTGTACCGCAAATATACCTATGAAGAACGACACACCTATCGACTAGATGCCATTGGTGAAATGGAGATTGGTGAAAACAAAACTGTCTATGAAGGTACCTTAGACCAATTGTACAACAATGACTTCCGTAGATTCGTAGAATACAACAGGCAAGATACTGCTCTACTGGACAAATTAGACAAGAAATTAAAATTCTTGGCTCTGGCTAATACGCTGGCACACGAATGCACAGTGTTGTTGGCTACTACCATGGGTGCTGTGGCAGTCACCGAACAGGCCATCATCAACGAAGCACATAAGCGTGGCATGATTGTTCCTAATCGTGTAAATCGTGATGGCATAGACACACAGGCTGCAGGTGCTTATGTGGCCTATCCCAAGAAAGGCATACACGAATGGATCGGCTCACTAGACATTAATTCACTGTATCCTTCGGCAATTCGTGCATTGAACATGGGACCGGAAACCATTGTGGGACAACTGCGCCAAGATGGTACAAAGGAATATATCGATGGACAAATGGCTAAAAATAAATCCTTTGCCTCAGCTTGGGAAGGTATATTTGGTAGTTTAGAATACACTGATGTACTTGAAAGAAAGGTAGGGCGTGAAATCACCATTGACTGGGAAGATGGTGGATCCGACACTCTCAGTGCAGCACAGATCTACGATTTGATTTTTGAATCAAATCAACCTTGGATGCTGAGTGCTAACGGCACTATCTTTACCTACGAAAAAGAAGGTATCATTCCCGGCTTGCTAAAACGTTGGTACGCTGAACGTAAAGAAATGCAGGCCAAATTAAAAGAATGTATTGCCGCTGGCAACAAGATAGAAGAAGAATACTGGGACAAGCGACAACTTGTTAAAAAGATTAACCTAAACAGTTTGTATGGTGCTATCTTAAATCCAGGATGTAGATTCTTTGATAACAGAATCGGTCAATCAACCACACTCACAGGTAGAGCTATTGCTCGCCATATGGCATCAAAAGTCAATGAAATCATTACCGGAGAAGCAGATCATGTTGGTCGTGCTATCATATACGGTGACACAGACTCTTGTTATTTCTCTGCGTATTCCACGCTGAAGAAAGACATTGAGAAAGGCCAGATTCCTTGGAGCAGGGAATCAGTGATTGAACTTTACGATACTATAGGAGAAACAGTCAATGGAACATTTGTCAAATTCATGCAGGACGCCTTTCACTGTCCAAAAACACGAGGAGACGTCATCAAGGCAGGTCGCGAGATTGTTGCAAGCAAGGGACTGTTCATCACCAAAAAACGATACGCAGTTCTCTACTACGACAAAGAAGGCAAAAGGGCTGACATCGACGGTCCAGGTAAAATTAAAGCCATGGGGTTGGACCTCAAACGGTCAGATACCCCGGTTGTTATCCAAGATTTCTTGAGTGCTGTACTGACCCGAGTACTAAACGGTGAGACCAAAGAGTCAGTGTTGGAATACATCACTGACTTTCGCACAGAGTTTAAGACACGACCAGGATGGGAAAAAGGCTCACCTAAACGTGCCAACAACATCACCGACTATCGTGAAAAAGAAAAGAAAGCTGGCAAGACCAATATGCCCGGACATGTTCGAGCCAGCCTAAACTGGAACACTCTCAAGCGCATGATGGATGACAAATATTCAATGAACATAGTAGATGGTGCCAAGGTCATCGTCTGCAAGGTCAAAGACAATCCCATGAGCTATACCTCAGTGGCCTATCCTGTGGATGAACTGAGACTGCCGCAATGGTTCAAAGATCTGCCTTTCGACGATGCTGAGATGGAAACCACTGTCATTGACGAAAAGCTAGAAAACCTTATTGGTGTTTTGGAATGGGACATCAGTTCAACAAGGTCGGATAACACATTCAGCAAACTGTTTGATTTTGAGTGATTTCTAGGTTGATTTTTTCTCAAGATCTAAATATAATCTTAATATACATGGAGAATCTCTAAATGAAAGATATACTACAAGACATCGTAAGCCACACACAGAACCTAGGCTTCTTGACCACAGTCAAGGTCACAGGCACAGAAGAAAAAACCACAATCAACTCAATGGCTGATGACCGTTCGGTGATCATGGAAGCAGAAACTGTTAATCCTTATCCAGACATGTTGGGTGTGTTTGGTATGCCGCAGTTGAACAAACTGAAATATCTTCTAGATGGTTCTGAGTACAAAGACGATGCAAAAATTTCAATCACTACTGCAGAACGCAATGGTGATGTTATTCCTGTAGGCATTCACTTTGAAAACAAAGACAGCGATTTTAAAAACGATTATCGTTTTATGAATGCAGAAATCATCAACGAAAAGATGAAGACTGTGAAGTTCCGTGGTGTTAAGTGGGATGTAGAACTGGAGCCCAGCGTGGCCGCGGTACAGCGTTTTAACTTCCAAGCAGGTGCCAACAATGAACATCCAACATTCTTGGCCAAAACAGAAGGCGGCAATCTCAAGTTTATCTTTGGTGATGCTAGCACACACGGTGGCGAGTTTATTTTTGCACAGAACGTAGCAGGCAAACTGGATCGTGGCTGGACTTGGCCGGTACTTCCAATCTTGAGCATTCTTAAGATTGCAGATGTCAACAACACAAAGATGAGTTTGTCAAATGAAGGTGCTATTCAGATCACCCTAGACAGCGGTCTAGCAACTTACAAATATATTGTTCCAGCACAGGCTGCCTAAATGAAACAACCAGTTAATTTAACACCCTTACAGAAAGACTACGCAGTCTATTTGCCTGCTATCAGCAGTTTTTATTCCACATACATTGCCAAACAGCGATTAGAAGAATTTATTCCTGCTGATCGTATTCCTCAAGGATTTGATCGTGGCATCGAAGGTATGAACTTTCTAAATGCTGATCAAGGATACTTTACCTACAAGTATGCTCTGTATTCCGCTGGTCACGCACAACTGGATCTTGAAAAATCAATGACTCAAGAATCGATGATACAGGATCGCGATCGTCCTAACACAATGATCTTAGGTGATTCCGGTGGATATCAGATTGGTAAAGGTGTTCTTAAGTTTGATTGGTTGAACTTTGAAGGGGCTGAAGCCAACAAGACTCGTAAAAAGATCCTTGAATGGTTAGAGTTGACTGCTGATTGGTCCATGATGCTAGACGTTCCGACTTGGGCCTGTGATCATATTCACAGTCCAAAGACTGGTTTAAAAACATTTGAAGACTGCCTAGACAAGACTCGCTTTAACAACGACTATTTCTTGCAGAATCGCTTAGGACAAACTAAATGGCTTAACGTATTACAAGGCGGTGACTGGGATACTGCGGAAAAATGGTATCGTGGTGTTGTAGAGTTTAGCGATCCTAAAGGCAAGTATGCTGGTAAGGAAGCAGAAGGGTGGGCATTTGGTGGTGCTAATATGTGCAAGATGGATATTACACTCAAGCGTCTAATGACAATGCGTGATGAAGGAATGCTTACTGGCAAGAACTGGATTCACTTCTTGGGTACTGCACAGTTAGATTGGAGTTGTTACCTAACACAGATCCAACGTCAGATCCGTAAACACATCAATCCAGAACTCACAATCAGTTTCGACTGTGCAAGTCCGTTTATTGCTACTGCTCACGGACTTGTGTATACAAACGCACAACACACCAACAAGCGTTGGAGTGTTATTATGGATAAGGCTCCTGATAATAAAGGTCTGTCAGGACGACACGACATTCCTTTTCCGTTTGAAAGCGAGTTTGCAAGTCGACTAACAATGGGTGACATTGCATATTATGACTACGGTGTTCGTAAGACAGATGCAGAACTCGGCGATGTTAGGTTTAATCATTTAAATACAGAACACTATCACATAGTTCCGAGGCTTAATAAACTAGGTAAGGTTCCTAACAAAACATCGTGGGATAGTTTCAGTTACGCATTAATGATGGGACATAATGTTGAATGTCATATTAAAGCCGTACAACGTGCTCAGCAGTTAATGGACATTGAATGTGAACGGTTCAAGCCAGATTGGCGAATGAAGAGTATCGAGGGCAAGAAAGAAATTGAATTTAGCGATTGGGTGCCAAATAAGATTCTTTACTTTGGTACATTCGTTGAAGAACTATTCAATACTAGAACTAAAGCAGAAGCATTTGACATGATCGAGACTGCTGGTCAGTTTTTGAAATCATTAGAAGGCTCTCGACTGCAAGGCGGCCCTGCTGCTAATACGTTTGGTAGCTTGTTTGATTTCGACGATGGCAAGAAAGCTAACGAAATTGACTTTGCTAATCCAGATGATGACGAGTTAAACAGTTTAGTTGTAGAATAACAGGAGATCGTTATGTATGAGCAGAGAATTAAACATTTAGAAGAAGCACATCGTGCTTTGGACAAACAAGTTGACACTTTGGAAAGAACAGGCCTGTTCGAAGACCTAAAATTAGAGAAATTGAAAAAAGAAAGGTTGCTCTTAAAGGATAAACTTGCTATACTAAAGCATAAACAACAACTTCACACACAGACGTAGTATGATTAGATTAAGCGTATTTGAATTAGATAAGATTAAAACAATCTGCGAGTCTGCTGGCACAGAGTATTTTACACTTGAACAAAGTGTTGGTTCAGGCATTGGCAGCATATTGACGTTGAGCTACGACACAGAGATTGCAGACTTTCCTGCCACTGTTAAAGTCGAAGTAACTGGTGTGGAGGATTGGTAATGGAAGACTATGAAGCATTTGCAAACAAAATGGAAACAGCTTACCCCAAGATGTTTGAAGGCAAGTACGGTGGGTTTGCGGTAAACAAAGGTTGGTATCCAATCCTTGAAAAGTTATGTGCTAATATACAACATCATCTTGATTGGAAAGAGAAGCAAGGTACTCCTGTTCCGCAGGTCACTGTGGCACAGATCAAAGAAAAGTTTGGTGGCTTGAGATTCTACTACGATGGTGGTGACGATGAGATTAGTGGAATGGTTCGTATGGCTGAAGCATGGGCAGATGTTGCCTGCGAAGAATGTGGTGCTATTGGCACGAGGCGCGATGGTGGCTGGATCCGCACACTATGTGATGCTCACGAAGCAGAATATCAAGAACGTAAACGTACACAAGAAATGAAAGCATCGGGGTTTGAAGAATGAAACGTGATTACACAGACGGTGTTGCAGACAACATTACATTTTTTATTGGTACTGAGATCGAAAAGACTCCTGCATATGGAATGAAAACTCTATTTGTAGTTGGTGTTCACGACGATCAGATCATTACCACTATAGCTCAGAATAACGATTGCACACATATCTATTTTGGTGCTAATCAAAGTTTTAAAACTGACGGCGTTAATGATGCAGAAAATTGGCGTATGTGGGAAGACATGATCTATGTCTGTTTAGAACAGGGCTACTGGTGTACCTTAGATCTAGATGTAAGAGAAGTCGAAGGACTGCTTGAAAGTGGGCTTGTTGAGAAGCAGCAGTTTATTCCGCAAATTTCGGTTAAACTGCCCTATTTACAACAGCTAGGGTATAATGCTACAATTAAGATAGACGACAAAGATTTTAAAGCAACTAATCCTGGAGTGTGGTGTCATAACCTCCATGACCTACTTGGTAGAGATCGTTTTACCAGTTGGGATCAATATGGCAAAGATGAGATTATAAAATAATGGCAACTAGTCCGTATGCCTCAACTGCAAAGTCAGTTAGTCGATTACAACGTGCAATGAATAAAAATTCTTCAACAGTCAGAAGACAATATGTAGAAAAAACTCCTATGAAATTAACACTTAAACAACGAATTCGTAACTGGTTAATGAATGCTGATGTGGATCAGATGGATGAGGCTATTTCTATTGACAGCGAAGGGCTAGACATTCAATCGCAGGGATTTAGATTAAATGTCTATAATGCAAGCGGTGGAACTATTATTGAAACTACTAAGTATGATCGTCAAAAGGATGAGCATCGACACAGTCTACACGTAGTCACCGACGATAAAGATCTAGGTGAAGAGTTAGCAAAGATTATTACAATGGAAAGTTTGAGATGATTACTCCCACCGAAACACTTATTCTTAATATTATACGGCATCACTTACTTGGTAGACAACTGCCAAGTAATTTCGGAGGCGATGCTGGAAGAGCTTGTGAAAATTTATTAGAAGACGACGTTGGTATTTCTATTAACAGAGGATTTGGATGTGATATTCCTGAAATTGATTGGGAAGTTAAATGTCGTAAAGGTACGGCAACCAGTGCGCAAACAGTTACAACAATGCGACCTGAAGATATTATTTCAACACCTTATCCACTTTCACCGGTATACAACAAGATTCGAAAACAATTAAGGTTTACAACTAATGACAATGATGTTATCATTGCTATAGACTTATGTGACTTTGATCAGCCGCAGATTCAGGATTTGCTTAAAGCAGCCTACGAACACGCCAGAAAACTACTTACTGAAAATCCTCATTTAGAGTATACTCCTTATAGTGGCTACTGGGGATATTTTGAAAAAACTAAAAAAGATCGACCCGAACTGGATTTTAGATTAGCAGACGGCCAAATGGAAGACTTGCTTGGGATGACAAAATCAACTTTTAAGGACATATTTGCATATGGTAATTAAACAAGACATTAGACCTAACAAAATGATCTGGGTAACCTTCCGCAAAGAAGGCATTCACTGCTATCCAGCGGCGGCAACAGATCCCAAACTAGCTACAGGAGATTATTATGACGTATCGTTTCTTGGCACTCCTCATCGCCATATATTTCACTTTCGCGTATGGCTCGGAGTTACTCATAACGACAGAGATGTGGAATTCATTCAGTTCAAGCGGTGGCTTGAACGGTTATATTCTAGCGAACAAGGTGTATTGTCGCTAGATTATAAAAGTTGCGAGATGATGAGCGATGATTTATATGCTCAAATCTCACAAAAGTATCCAGACCGTGAGGTGTGGATTGAGGTCTCCGAAGACGGAGAAAATGGTTCATTTATTAAGTACTAAGAGGAAAGCTACAATGGCTAAGAATTATCGGGATTATTCCTATTTTGAAAACCGCCCCGACGTTGTTCGGATCTTTGATGACCTGGATGCATATTTGGACTGGTGCAGATTAGAACTGCAATCATTTAATCCTGCAGATCTCTACAAGAGAGATTCAACAATTTATCAGAATTATCTGTCAAGCCGTCGGCCACGCAGACAATATCAAGGCAACAAACCGTTCAATAGAACACGCAATGAGCAGAATTTTTCTCGTTGATCTAGAAGCAGTTGAGACAAGGTACACAGGTCAATGGAAGACCCATGTACCTGCACTCTTACGAAAGGCAGGACACAATGTCAACATTATATCAGGTCCTACGGACATTC